AGCTGTAAACAGCGACTTATGATAACCTTTAGCATCTTCCATTTCATTATTCTTATTCAAAAACTTTTTGACAAAATTATTAATGTCACTTTGGCCACCTTTCACCGTGTCTGAGTCTTTAACGTTAAATCTAAACTTTTTGTCTCCAACATTATATTCAAAACCTTTGAAATTTTTATTGAACACTTGATTAGTTTTATTTAAAAACGTACGGTGTTGTTTTTCTGCTACTTGTTGCTGCTCTTTTGATTCCGTGTTGTATCTGTTGAAAAAATCAACTGCCTTCTGTTGCTCACCCGTGAGCTTAGAACCATATTTGATGTCTTCATAATATTTGGACTTTGCACCGTCCAGGTGTTGCCTTGCCTGAGCAACTTGCTCCTTCATGGCTAATTTTTTTCTTTTAATATCTCTATCCTCGTCCATATCTTCGTCGTAAGAAAAATAGTCTTCCATCATAAAGTCTATTTCCTCGTTGTCTAGATGAGGTTTTGTTTGTTTGTAGTATTCTTTAAGTAAAGTGTGGTTATCTAATTCAGAATAATCTTGGTTTAACTTAACGTAATCTTGTAAATCACCACCAGTGTCTTCCATAAACTGCATTAGTTTTTGAATGTTCTCAGGAAGTTCTTTCCCAGTAGCCTCTGCTTCAGTAACGGCTTCTTCAACTTGCTCTACAAGCTCCTCTACTTCTTCCGTTATTTCCTCTACAACTGGGCTTTCTTGTGTTTCTGCTTCCGGTTGTATTTCTTCTTGTTTTTCTGAGGTGTTGGCATCTTCAACGAGTTCAACCACTCCTCCGTCGTCAACGTTGTTTTCAACAACTTCTTCTTTGGTTTCATTTACTTCTTCTGGTTTTTTACTTAAATCTACTTTTGTGATATTGCTATCTTCAGTTTTCCTTAGATCAACTTTAGTTACGTTGTCTACTTTTTCTTGAGTAACCTCTTCAGTTACTTCTTCTTTTTTGTTTTTTGCCATAATATAATATAATAATAATTAATAATTTTACTGCGGTCCGAACATAGACATATCGGCAGGACCTCTACCACCTAGTATATCATTACCTGATGACTCAAACTTTTTAGCTGGTTGATTGCCTTTTCTTTGTTCTATTAATTCAGACTGTTGACTAGCTTGTATTCTAGTTCTTTCATCTTTACGATCTTCTTTTTCTTTTTCTTTTCCCTTAGTGCTTTCTACTTCCATACCTTTTAATTGCACGTTGTACTGGAACTCTAAAGCCATCAACTGTTGTTTAGCTTGTACTTCTTGTTGCATTTTTTGTAATTCAAGCTGCGCTTTTAATTGTTCTAGTTGAGCATCTGATTGTGATAACGCTTGTTGCTTTTGAACTTCCATTTGCGCTGCTGCTTGCTGTGTCTGCATATTAGTTTGCGCTTGCATCTGCATATTTTGTTGAGCAACCATTTGGTCTTGTTCTGCTTTTTTCTTTCTTCGTATCTTTAAAACTTGATTAGCTAATTTAACATTGTTTATTTGCCTAACGTCTATAGCGTCTTCAAGATTAATACTTTGTTGTTGCAGAGACATTTGTATGTTGTTTTCAAGCATAGCTTTTTCTTCTTCGTCTGGAGCTAATTCTAAAAATATACCAAAATCATATAAATGTAATTCAGACATTTCTTCTAACGTTGCTACGTTGTGAACACCTATTGCTTGTATAAAAGCGTCTTTAGTTGGAGAGTATTCTATAATGTCAGATATTCTAAGTGACAAACATTCTGCTGTTTCTGCTGTTAAAAACAAACCAGCGTTTAATATATGTCTAGTTGCTGTGTTAGAATTTGCCGCTGCTAGTTTTTGTACGCCAACTAAAGCCTTAGCATCTGGAGTAGAACCATCTCTAGCTTCGTTTAATCCAGTTACATCTCTAATCATCTGTAAGTAATAATTATAATTACCTATAAGCGCTTGCATTTTATTGCCACCACTACCAGATGTTATTTCTTGAATAGGTACTTTACCTGGATTCATATCTCCGTCTGAAGTAAAGCTTCTACCAATTACAGATCCTGTTTGAAAAAACATATTTAATGCTTCTTGTGGACTGTAGTTTGTGCCATTACCTAAATCAACCTCAGCTAAACCATCGGCATCTAAATAAACACCATCTGGTACCATACGTGACATTACTTGTTGCAACTTTAAATGAGTAAGCTGTATCATATCAGCAAAACCTGTAATACGTTTTACTAACGAATCTATTTTACCTTTGTACATCCTAGGCGCAACTATAGAATAATTCATTTTAACTTTTGTAAAATCACTTTTAGGACGCATCATGTTTTTAGCCATTTCCCATTTAAGTAATTTACTAGTACCAAGAACCATAGCTCCTTCATATAAACACTCTATAGCTCTGTGTAATCTTTCGTATCCACCTTCTTTATCTGCCGGTGGGTTAAACGTGTCTTCTTTCTCAATAGCTTTTAAAGCTCCTGTTCCAGTTTCTTTCATTTTATAAACCTCGTTCATATAACTCTTAAAGTTAAAATACAATATTTGAACTTGGTTGTTGTCTATGTCTCTATATCTTCCGCCACCTTGTTGGTAGTCGTTGGTATGTACAGATCTTGTTTGTATTATTTCTTCTAAATCACCTTGTGTTAAGTGTGGGAATTGTTTAGCTAGCTCGTTTATAGGTATTGTCTTAACTTCACCAACGTAGTAAACGTCATCAAAATATGGTGATTCAGTATACGAGTAAACTAAGTCTGCTGGATCAACGTAATCTATAATAACACCTTCTGAAGTATTAAATCCAGTTTTTACAGCTCCAATACCTAACACAGTTAAATCTCTATAAAATCTCTTTTTAATTAGCTCGTAATTATTTCCATCCATTAAAACGTTTATAGCTTGTTCTTCCGCTATCTCTACAGACTGTTTATAAGTTAACTGCATGTGAAGATCTAACTCTTCTTGTGACTCTGGTAACGTTTCTGGATCGTTCTCGTATAAGTTAACGCCAAAAGCTTCTTGTGCAAAATCATTCATTTCTTGAGTTTGCATATCTCCAAGTATAGATTCCATATACTCAGTTCTTTTTGCTACTCCATAAGGATCTTGTGAGTAAGCTTTTATATCATACATCCTTTCAGCAATACCGTTTACAACAATATCAACAAACTTAGGGATAATTGGAACTGGCGTCCAATCAAGGTTTAAGTAGCTTAAGTCACCGTTTATAGATAACTCATCTTTATATTTTTGAATTGATTGATTTCCACTAGCGTATAATCTTAAGTTGTGAAAATTGTTTTGATTAGTAGCGTATCTATTGTAACCGCGGTCTTTATTAAACCACTCGCTTTCAATAGCTTTAGCTACTTTTAACCCGTAGTCATAACTTAGCTTTTCAGCATCGCTTACGACTTGACTAGGAAAATAATTATTTATAACAGACTCTGCCATATTTTACTTTATTATTTTTGATGCGTTTCCAGTGTTAGTATACTTCGCAATATTTATATTTAACTTTTGTTTCTCTATTTTAGCGTTTGGAGCGTATAAATGTCTGTTACAAGCCATAATAGCTAATCCAGAACTTATAGACGCATCAAACTTTGTTCTTTTGTTTATATCAAATCTAGCCCAATCGTTTAGTGTTTCGTTGAAATATATGTTTCCGTAATTCCCATCACCTAAATGACCAACGTGACTCTGTATGTACATTTCAATAGCGGCTGCATGAGCTTGCTTTATATCTTCACTTGAGTTAGGTATACCACCTATTTCTTTTTCTGTTACAGATAACTTGTTCCAAGTTCTATCTGGTCTATTCATTGAGTAACCCCTATATCCTCTTCTTCTTAAATAGTACAACAATCTAGGTTTATTGTTCTCACAAAGCAATGGCATTCCGTAAAATACTAAAGCCATTAATATATCTTCAAAAAATATATCCGCTGTTGGTGGTCTTGACACGTACTCCAGGAACATGTGGTTTGGAGGAGCGTCTTCCATACTAAACTTAGTTAGCCCGTGTAAAGCTCCATTAGATCCTTTACCATCAACAGTTCCTGATATATCGTAACTGTCACAACCAAAAGCTCCTATATGTTCGTTTGCAGGATACTTAATACCATTTTTTACAATTATCTTGTTCTGCATATGTTGAGGTGGAACCCAACTTACTTTAAATCTACCTTTTGGATCTGGATAAAATATAACCTGTGTATCTTTTACTCCATTAACCCATTGAAAGTTTCCTGTGCTTATATTACCTTGTGCGCCTATTCCTTCGTTATAATCTATTTGCTCGTATATTTTAGCTAAGTTGAATATAGAGTTTTTAGCTTCATCTCTAAACGCGTGCTCTGTAGTTCTTGGAAATTGTCTATAAAATTCATTTAATCCATCACTATCAGATTTAAGTCCTTCAGCCTCGTTGTTCCAATGCTCTATTATACCTACATCAATTAATTCACCGTCTGGTCCGAGTACATCATTATCTGGACTATCGAAGACTGGATATCCGTATTCATCAATAAAGCCTTCGTAGTTCCACTCCATTGGGATAAAAAGAGAATATAAACCAGATTTTGTTTGTCCATTACGATTTCGTGAG